CACTGCAACACAATCCGGCATCATGGTTCAGCAGGGTAATGCAGGGATAGATGATAAACGGGGTGACGTTTCAGAAGCCATAGCAGAAGCCACAATGTACATGTTGGGCTTGATGATGGAATTTTGGCCGGCTGCTAAAGCGGTAAGAATCTCTGAGGAATCAGAAGAGACAGAATGGGTGGATGCAAGGCAGCTCAGAAATGTTCCCGCCATGATACCCACAGACAGCGTATTTGAACGTCAATGGACAGCTATGCACCCCGACAAACCGGTACCGCAGTATATGCAGCTTGAATCAGAGAAGGATGGAAAGCCGCAGACCAAAAAGGCTATGTTTGATATTGAAGTATCAATTGGCGAAGGTTTACCGACCAATAAGGCTGCAATGTTGAATATAATACTTTCTCTGTCAAAAATAGTTCTTCCTGATGAAATCACCGGCCAGCCAAAGTCCTTGTTAAGCTATCAACAGGTTCAGCGAATGGTTGAGGATATTTTAGGTATACCAATTGTGAAAATTCTGCCTGAAGCCGAAAGAATGATGGGCGCACAGGTTGGCGCAACAGGCGGTACAGTCAATCAAAACGTATCAATGAATAATCCGCAAGCCACCGCACAGAACCCCTACATAGAGGGTGCAGGAGGTGCAAGCGGCCTGATGAGCAATCAACCTATGGGGGTGAGCGCATGAGTAATAAAAAATGGGTGTTTGATAACACCAATAACCGGAGGAACATGGCGGTTTTAAAGACGTTAAAAGACATATGCCCGAAATATGCAAATCACATGTTTGACCACAACAGAGTTGTTGAAGCATTTTTCATGTCGGACAAAGGCGGCATTAATCCTTTTAGTATGCCGGTATGCGGCTCGTGCAATAAACCCGGAACGCGAATTGAAGATCCCGCGTTTATGAAGTTGCCTCACCAATATGACAAAGACGGTAAGCTTGCTGACAGAATAAATTGTTACTGCGAAGTTCACGGTATTACTTACAACACAAAGGATTTGCGGTCATTTCTAATTGAGGATGAAAAGATACCAATGGAAGCGATTATGCAACTTGAACTATTATTATATGGATATGGAGGTAATTTACAATGATTTTACTTGGTTTTAAGAAATTGACAGTAGGGAGTAAGACATTCACTTTAGCTGATGAAGGAGTGACATTTTACGCTAAACAATTAGGTATATCGGATGATTTTTGTGGTGGAAGCATTAAAAAATTCCGTAAGACGAAATACGGTATATTCCTTTGCTTGAATAAGAGGGACGATATTCTGTTTCTTGGTTACACCGAGGAAAGCTTAACAGATGAAGGCAGGGCATTGCTTGGGATGGAGCCATTACCTGACGCAATAAAAGCAAGTAGAGAAAAGCTTATCGAACAAGCTAAAGCCCTGGGTATAAAAGGGGTACTACAGAACATGAAGGACGAAACTTTACTGAAAAAGATAAAAGAAGTACAGGGGACAAAAGAATAATTCAAGTTAAATTTGAACCGAAAGGTTCTTTTTTATTATCATTTCGCGCCTGCGGCGATACGGCAGCAACGTGTATCTACACGATATGGAGGTTTATATGATTAAAACAAATCTGCAACTTTTTGCTAATGGAGAAGAAACTGACGAGATAGACAAGATTGACCTTGAAGAAGGCATTGAGGAAGAAACCGAAGTTGAAACCGAGGGAGATGTAACCGAGGAAGAAACCGAAGTTGAAACCGAGACGAAACAAAAGCCAGAGAGAATGGTACCACTCAAAGCCTTGCACGCTGAGCGCGAAGAAAAAAAGAAACTTCGTGATGAACTCGCGGCAATCAAACAGGATAAAGCAGACAGGGAACAGGTCGACCGTGACAAGCAGCACAAACAGAAACTGATTGATGCAGGGTATACCGAGGAAGAAGCCGAGGACAAAGTAACAGACCGCAGGGAACGCGAGGAACTCAAGCGGGATCTCCGCAACCTCAAGTATTCTCAGCAAGCCGATAAACTCTCTTCAAAATATCCTGACATACAAGAACACCTTGACAGCTTTATATCCATTGTAGAGGCTTCCAAAGGCTCTCTGACGTTGGCTGAATTGTGCAAGGCAAAACTTGATGAATCGACCACAGCGGAGATACGCACAAAAGCCGAGCAGGAAGCGCTTCTCAACAGGCAAAAGGCGAAAGGAAAGCAGATCGTAACCGGTGAGGACAAAAACGCCGGAGTTATCAAATTCAGCCAGACAGATGAAGAAGCATATAAATTTTATGCTTCAAAGAATCCCAGTAAGACCCGGAAAGATTACAACGAAATTTTAAAGATTAGGAGAGGTGAGTAATTATGTATTTTATAGACGGCAAAATGTCAACGGTTTACGAAGGGATAGTAGGAACGGGTGGCATAGCAAAAGGTGACCTTTGCGTTATAACGTCAAACACAATTGTTAAGGCGGCAGCAGCCGCCACAGTCAAAACCGTTATCGGTATTGCGACCGAAGCAGCAGTTGATACCGCCATGGCATCTATAGAGCTTTGTGGTGACAGAATCATCAGAGCTCCATACGCAGGAACGGCAAGCAACCTTGGAACCAATAAAATATTTGACCTGACAGATTCAACCACTGTAAACATCAACGATGTTGCGGACGGTTCGTGCTTCTGTGTAGGTTACAGCACGGCCAATACTACGATAGACTTTATTGTGCCAGCAGCACAAAGAGTAGTTTAAGAAAGGGATGATTAAATGAGAGCGAATTTTTCACGGTATTTATCCGATAAGATCACGGAGCTGTTTCTGGAAAACCTGAAAGCTCCGCAGGAAGAGGAATATTTGGCGTTCACTACGCCGAAGACTTCCGCCAAAGATGAGGAAATTTACGATTCAATCGGCAACCTGTCAGCAGCAGAGGAAAAACTTGAGGGCGGACCCCTGCATTACGAACAAGTTTCACAGATGTACCAGACAACCGTTATCAACAAGACCTATGACAGAGGCTTCTACGAGACGTGGGAAGCTGTTGAGGATGATGTTGAAAAAGTTATTGGCAAGATCAACACAGGCGGAATGATTAGGGCAATGGTTGAGAAGAGAGAAGAAAATGTTGCAACAGTAGTTGATGGAGTGTTCACAGATACCGGAGCGGATGGTGTTGCTTCTGCGGCAATAAATCACCCTCTTGACACTTCCAAAACGGCACTTGTCAACAGCAACCTTATGACACCGGGAGCGATCACACCTACTAGCCTCGAAACAGGCTACAACATGTTCAACGATATTAAAGACTATGCCGGTGGCCACTTCAAGACCAAACCAAAGGCAATACTGGCACACGCCAACAACCAGACCCTTATAGAGTCCATCTATAAGAGCAATTTGACAGCGTTGCAACTTTCCAACACAGCAAATGCACTTCCTGTCCTGAAACAGATTTACGGAACGTACATCAGCAAAACCTATTGGCACTTGCTTGATACTAGCATCCCGTCATTCATTTTCCAGAGAAGGTCAAAGCTGCAGCCGTTTGACTGTCAGGATAAAGTCAGCACTTTGAACTACTACTGGGCTATGGTTGAACGTTACAGGGCGGCAATCATAAATTGCGGTCTTGGGATTTGTTCAAATGCTTACGCAGGTTAACAATACAGGGGCTTTTATAGCCCCTATTCTCTTATGAAAGGAGTAATATAAATGCCTAATCAAATGCATGGAATATATGCAAAAATGGAGTTTGGCGAAGACACTACCGGTATGGATGTAAAAGCATTTGGCGATACGACAAATATGTATGCGTTTTGGGATGCCTCAACTAACACATGGCGCATAAATGGTATCACGAAAATGTTTAACCGTCCAACAACAGATGCCTTTGCGGTACAGATAAAATCCGAGTTTACCGATACGGACGCAGGTCACAATTGCCTTGAAGTCACAGCAGATTGCAAAGCAGCTCTCGCAGCAGGCGGGGGCAATACAGCCGTGCAGGGTGTGTCAAGACTTGCCGCAACATATACCGCAACCGCCGGTACTCTTATTGGCACATATGGTCAGGTATGTAATCTCGGTACCTTAAACGGTGCCGGAATCATGCTGACCGGTTTGTATGGAATTGTTGAGGATGGCGGAGTATATACCGCGGTTTCTCATGTAACTTCGTGCTGGCTTGACTCACATCTTGCCCAAGCTGTCACAGCCGGAGAACACGAACTGCTATACATGACAAACAACGGCTCTACCACAATGGACCAGGCGATTTATGTTTACGCTGGTAACAAGATTACCAATCTGTTTAACATAAACACAGCTTCGGGAATGTTGTCAGCCAACAACGCCGGAGCAGTAGCGGCTCAAACAGGCTACAGGACAATTAAAATCATGCTCGAAGATGAAACTTATTATCTGGTAGCATCTAAGGCAGTAACTTAAACCAGGGGGCTTCATGCCCCCCCCCTATAATTTAAAGGAGAATTTATATGCGTGAAAAAATTGAAAAACAATGTCAAGAACTTACAATAGGGTTAGCTAATTTATATATGCAAAAAGAGCAAATTGAAGAGCAGATAAAGGCTCAAAGAGTAGCAATAGAGCAATGCAGACAGTTATTAAAGGATAATTAACTTTGGAAATAAAATTCTGGAAGGAAGATGAATATTATGGTAACTTATACAGTAGAACAAACTAATTTCCAAAAAGGCACAAAGGACTATATCGGCACAACCGCACAACTCGCTACATCCATAGCAGCAAGTGAATTTGGAGAGCCTTTTGATACTTACACAGCTTATGATGACGCTACAACTCCGAAGAAAGTATCAGCAATATACGTATCAGTAGGCACAGCGTGGGTGTCATATTAAGAGAGGTGAGATAAATGGAACTAAATACAGTTTTAGGAATAGCAACAGGAGCAAACGGTAAAGCATCAACCAATACCGCGACCTTGGCAGCTATTACACAGTTAGTGGCAGTGGTGGATAATGGCTCAGATGTATACCCTATCGACATGAAAAATGCAGCTATCATCAACGTAAAGACCACCACAGCCGATGCAGACGCCAAAGAGATAACCGTCTCAAATGTGCCTGCCGGTGATATCGAAATATTCCTTGAACTCACCTACACCAATGCCGCAGCTATCACCTACACGATGAGCGCAGGTAGTACGCTTGTATGGCTTAGCGGTTCAGCACCAACTTTGACAGCAGGTAAGACCTATCGCATGGCATTTTTCCGCAAGGCGGGTACTACTGTATGGCATGGTAACAGTGTCGGGGGGTGGTAAGATGTTCACTCATGCGAAAATGCTTATTATGATGGGTGGTAGTGTGGAATACACTAATTTATTTAGTTTAGGTGAGTGTGAGACAATCACAGGATGGACTAAAAATAGTGCGGTAACTATTGCAACCGATTCTGATAATGAATATGCGGGTACTAATTGTATTAAAATAACATTAAATGCAGGGCAAGCCGTAGGCGGAGCGTATAAAGATGTTACAAGTATAATCGACAAAGCGAAATACTATTTGATTAGCGCTTATTTAAAAAATGCAAATGTGACAAACGGTATACGTATCCAATGCGTATGTACAGGTGATGTAGGGGCTATTAATTCAGATTATAATGTCACTACTGATTATGTAAGAAAAGGCGTAATTACACAACCAACGGATTACGATGGTGCGACAGCTATATCGGTATACGCACAAGTAATCGGCGCTGAAACACAATATGGTTACTTTGACAATTATATGATCAATGAAATAACCGCCGCTGATTACGCCGCAGGGTTAGCCGCTTGCCTTACGAAGTACCCATATAAAGCACCAGTATAGGAGGTAAATTATGTTAGGACGAATAACAGATAAAATAGAATTGTCCCTGCCGACATCCGGCATATTGCAGGATGGCAGGACAGTAAGTAATTATCATCTATTACCCGCAAAAACGCTTACAGCGGAAGGGTGGAAACCCATTGAAGAAGTCAAGCCTGTATATAACGAAGCCACGCAATACCTTGCAGTGGATACGGCTATTGATGTAGGGGATAAAATCACTGTGACCTATAAAGCTGTAGATATTCCTGCGGACGAATTGGCGGCAATGGAAGATTTACTGCTTGCTGAAATGGGGGTATAGGCATGGACAGAACTGAATTTTTAGGCAAGATGCTTGCAAAGGGAAAGATTACAAAAGAACAGCATGATACTGCGATAGGTAAATTGCAAGATAGACAGGAAGCAATTGCACAGTATAAGTCTAAAGGGGCAACAATGCTCAAAGGTGACCTTATAAAATTGATTGATAAACTGACTTAACTACCGCGCAATAGGATAAAAGTACGCAATACGGAGCTTGCTAAATCAGGCTCCTTTTATTATGCAAAGAAAGTAGGTGCAATATGTCCAGTCCAGCAGAATTGTTAGCACGATACACGGGACAGGCTGAAATAAGCTCATTTTTTATAGACAAAATTGGTCAAATATGGGTATCCGCATACGGTACAGTAGGTGACGGTGTAACAGATGATACCCTCGCTGTACAGGCGGCGGTAGACGCGGCTATAGCCAATGGAAGCGATGAGGTATATTTTGTAAGCGGCAAAACGTACAAGATAACTTCTTTAACCAGCACTACAGGTATAACCTTTTTAGGCAATAATGTAACTATCACAGGCGGGTCAACCATAACAGTACAAAGCCTTACTTCACATTTGGCAGAAAGTACACCCCATTTTTTAGATATTAACATAAAGGGTTCACCGTACAATGCTGTCGGTGACGGCACGGACATTTCCACAGGATTATTAGCGGCGATCGCTGTTGCTGCCGCGTTAAGCCGTAAAGCAAGAATATTTTTACCGCCCGGAGATTATACTGTACACGGTATTTCTTTCGCTTATGATTCATGCAGCTTTATTGGGGCAGGAGTGGGGCTCACAAGAATAACACATGCTGATGGATATGCAGAACCATTGTTCGATATAACGGGCGCTGACGGGGCAAATGAAGCTACTGCATATTATGGATTTTCGGGAATTACTTTTATTGCAGGGTCTATGACAACCGATATATTGTATTATGCTGGAAGAATAGATAATCATACTGAGTTTTACGATTTGCAATTTCAAGCGGCAGCCAATGCGACATGCAACGGCATAAGCGTTTTGGATTATCTTAACTGGCATATGGAGCGCATAAGGTTTGATTCAATCGGAGGATGGGGCATAGAGGTAAGGGACGGAAAAGATTTTACTTTTTGCTCCTTCTCTTTGTCAGATTGGACATACGACAACTACAAAGCTGGGGACGCTTCGAGAGGACAAGGACTATTTTATCTCGATTGCAGCGGAGTTGCACAGCCAAAAGGAACAGTATCGTTTACTGATGGAACGGCAGAGATAAGGCTTCCTTTAGCTTCATCAAAACCAGAACGAAGCATGATCAGAATAGTACAAAATACTACATATACGGGTGCAACAGGCGCACAAGTTTCCGTAAACCTTGAAAATATCTCCTGGAAGGCTACCCATGCTGACGGAAAGGATATGAAAATAGTTTCTACTAATGACCGGGACATTTCTCTTTCGTGCAGAAATATTACTTCTTATTATGCCAATCAATTTTATAACAATGATGCAGGGGATGCTAAAAACGCGATACTTGGTTCAACCGGCAGTATTGTTACGATAAATGAAAGCTTTTCAGACGAAATGCGCTATCCTATGGCGTCTCTTTTACACGCTTCGAAAATCAACGGAGTAAACTTTACGGTTTATAATAGCGACGCTTCTCTCGTTGACACTTCTACAAGGTACCGCCGTGGCGATATATGCATTTCATTAAGTCCTCTGAACGCAGCGGGGAATATCGGAAGGACTTTTTGCTATAAGGCAATCCAACCAGTAACCGGATTTTGTACCGGGGCGGTGATTGCTGTTGGTACGGGAACTATTGATACAGGAACGGCAATAATACAATTGACTGCAGATATCCCGTCAACGGTTGTTCCCGGCATGAGTTTGGATATTCCAGGCGCAGGGGCGGCAGCGGCAACATTGCAAGCAATGGTTATCTCTGTTGATTATTCAACTGATCAGATTACCATAAATACCAATGCGTCAACAACTGCGACTGGTGTTGCCGTGACAACCACTGTTGCTATTCTTGCCACTGTAGATATGATATTTTACGGAACCACAGCACCTGCAGCAGGAACTTATAATATCGGAGATAAAATACTTAATTCCTCTCCGAGCCGTGGAGAGTTTACAGGTTGGCAATGTGTTACGGCAGGTACACCGGGGACATGGATTGGCTATGGTCAATTGGGCGCAAATAAAAATACAACTGCCAGCAGACCGACCAAAACCACTGTCGGCGTTAACGATGATTCAGAGTGGATGGGCTATTTATATCTTGACACAACCATTGATGCAGACGGGAAACCTATCTGGTGGAACGGTGCTGCTTGGGTGGATGCTACAGGTGCAACGGTTTAACGGGTATTAAGGTTATTACACGAAATAGAGAGGGAGGCGCTAAAATGACACTTACTGAAATATTGGCTAAAATAAAACGATACTACCCTAAAGCCGCAACGTGGACAGATGCGGAAATAGTAAGCATTTTGAACGATGAACAAAGAGAGATATTTAGGGAACTGCAGCTAAAAGATATATACGAATTTGAGACTGTTGCAAACCAATGGTCTTATACCTTACCTACAAACTGTGAGATAGAATTCCTTGAATATGTCGGTCTGACAGAGGATGCAACCATAACGTCAGACTCCGTTTTCCAAGAATATACTTATGCAGAATTAAACGAGTCCATGAGCGGGTATAAGTATTTTGATGCCTTCAATGGCTTGATAGGTCTTTATCCTATGCCCGATACTACAGGATGGAATATACGACTGATATACAGGAAACGCCCTGTATTGATGATCGTTACCAGTTTGTCAACCGTGCCCGAATTGAAAGAGGACTGGCACAGGATACTCGTTTATGCGGCGATAACCGAAATAGCAGGTTCAGGCAGCAACCCGGACGTGGCCACGGTGAATAACTATACCCTTAAATATAATGAACTTATGGGGCAGATTCTGCTTGCAAAGTACAACAACAAGAAACATCCAAAGAAGGTAAAAGATTGGAGCAGTTGACATGAAACCATTTTTAAAAGCTCCGAGATACAAAGTAGAACCTTCCGCGCCAATTTACTTGGGTGGTGGGGTAAATACATACGGTACGTCCTTCAACATCAAAGAGGGCGAGGCAAGGGATTCCAGGAACGTATCGAGCCGGTTATATCCGGCTCTTTCTGCGCGCCCGGGTACGGATGATGCCTTTATCGCCATAACCACGCCTAACGCCCTGGGACAGCGCAACAATCTATACCCGCATGTGCAGGACGGTACAGTATGGAAGGCTTGGAACGGTACAGCTTGGGCGAATGTGCAGACCACCTTGACCAGTGCTACGGGTAAATTTATTGAGTTTGCCACAGGTACGACCTTATATACCATTCTTGCGAACGGTACGAATACCTATTCATGGGATGGCTCAACAGCTGCGAGTATAGCCGCCGCACCTGCGACAAAACTGTATGCAGCACATAAGGGAAGGGTGTAT